CAAACCCGGTGCTGGCGCAGTGGGCAGCAAACCCGGTGCTGGCGCAGTGGGCAGCAAACCCGGTGCTGGCGCAGTGGGCAGCAAACCCGGTGCTGGCGCAGTGGGCAGCAAACCCGGTGCTGGCCTCCTGCCGCTCAAGGGCGCGCTTCCAAACATAATCGAAGGCGGCCTTGACCAGGCCGGGCAGGCCGATCTCCACGCCGATGTGGATCTCCGTCGTCACGCGCTTGCTGTCGCCTTCCTTCTCCGGGCTGACACAGGGCGTCGAGACCTCGCAAAAGCGACCGCCCACGGGAGAGTAGTAGGTGAGCGCATCGAGCGGGAACTCCACGAAGTGAAGGCCCTTGCGACACAGGCGCGCTTCGGGCTCCGTGTAGACCTTCCCGACCTCAAACTGCATGTCGCGGCAGCGCAAGTCCTTGTCGAATCCCTTGAAGCCGTGCGTGATGGTCGGCTTTGGCTGCGCCTTCTTGGTCGCGGGCTTCTTCTTCGCGCCGTTCTTGATCGTGCTTTGCTTGGTCGCCATGTCGTTCCCCCTACGCCGCCGCGCTGGTAGCAGCGCCCTGGCCGAACTTAAAAAAGCTGAGCTGCTGGACGGCCTCGGCAGGCGTCAACATGTTTCCGGCGCCGTCGCGGAACAGGCTGCCAGCGGTGACGACGGCGGGGATGCCGACCTTCGTCTCTGCGGCGACCATCGCCTTGTTGTCGTCGTTCTTGTCCGCGGTCACGGTGAGCTTGGCCGACACGCTCCACTTTTCGTCAACGTCGAAGCGCTTCGTCTGGGCATCCATGCGCTGCGCCATGTCGAACATGCAGGTCTGCAAGCCCTCGTAGAGATCCTGGACCAGACGGCCCTTGCCGATGCTCAGGAGCAAGGCCATGGCCTTCTCGCTCGCGTGGCAGTCCTGAGGCATGCGCAGCAGGTTCAGCTCCTCAATGGCCTCGCTGAGCGACATCTGGTTCGAGTCCAGCTCCTCGCGCAGCTCCTGCTCGCGCTCGTACAGCCACGCGTCGGCGTGGTTCATGGCGTAGAAGTCGATCTGGTCCGGGAAAGGCAAGCGGCCCTGCGTGTAGGCGCGGAAAATCGGGTGCAGGGGCTGGCCCTGCTCAGCGACGGTGCTGGTAGCGTGTTGCGCGACGACCGCGCTGCGCTTCTTCTTGCTGGCCTTCATGGGTTCTCCTCCCTGGTTGGTTGTGGTGGTGCTACAGCCTGGCGCTGTTGCTCACGGTCTTGGTTCCCGGGACGCTGGCACACGCCAAGCAATCCGGCATGCGGTGGCCGTGCGGCCCTTTCTCGAATGCCTCCAGCGGCAGTAGCTGGCCGCAACTGCGACAGCGCTTCTCGGCGCGCGGCCTGGTGCTCTTCCCCGCGCTCACGCAGCCTCCTTGATCGCCGCCCGGATGCGGTCCATCGTCGCTTCGGCCTCGGCCAGGCCCTGCACCATTTGCGTGCCGTAGCCCTTGGCGGCCTGGAGCCAGTAGTCGGCGGCCGCATCGTCCGCGGCGTCGTCGGCCTCGATCTCCATGCGCTCGGTCCAGACGGCAGAGCTTCCGGGCCGCACGACGGCCACGTGGTAGAAATCCATGCAGGCCTCGGCGGCGATCTGCTTCGCCTCGCCCATGGTGGCGGCGCGTCCGATCAGCTCAAAGCGCGTGTCGCCAAGCCCGACAATGGCCAACGTGTTGCTCTTGATCCCGTCGATGTTGGTCCATGCGGCGATGAGCATCGTTCCTACCTCCCGATCCAGGCGTCAGCGTTCAGATCCACGGCCAGGGCCAGCAGGGCGAACAAAAGCGCCACCACGCCAGCCGCGTAGAACCCCAGGGGCAGCGGCTCCTCCTGCGGCTGTTCCTTCCGGTTCACCAGATGCATCGTGCGAGTCAGTGCGGTCATGGCCTTGCCTCCGTTCGTCGTTGTGATCTTGGTCCGTGCGCCCCGCTGCTGCCCTTTGCTATGTGGCCCTCGCTTCGGTGCGGTGCGGTGCCTTTGGCTTTGCCTCCGGTCTGTCCGCTTCATCCTGGCGTGGCCCTCCACTCGGGGGGGCGTCGTTGCGTGAACAGAAGTTACAACGACGCAACAAACAGGTCAAGTACAAATGTTGTGTCGGTGAAACTTTTCATCCAAAATAATTCCCTCCCGCTTCGGTAGGTGGACCTCTGCGGAGGCTATCGTGGGACGGCTGGGCAAAAATGCGGTCGGGACTCGTATGGCGAGACGGAGTGGATGCCCGCGTGGCGGGACCATTCTGGTGGGGTCAACAAAAAGGTTGGGCAACTGTAAAGCCTTGCTTGACAGTTGGTGGCTGGAAGCGGACGCCAGGCCGGGTTGGCCTAGCGTCGGACGCCAGGGAGCACGCGGCTAGCGTCCGAAGTAAAGGCAAAAGAAAAGCCCCCTTGCGGGGGCTGAACTAGCGGTTTGCGAAATTTCGCAAACTGACCATTTATGCTTGACCGCCTACCACCTCTCTGCGTGCCCCCGGTGCCGCTCCCATTCCTCGCGGTACAGCCTGGCCAGCTCGGGCGAGTCGAGGATCAGCAGATTTTCGGCGTTCTTCTCCTCGGCTCCCTTCGTGAAGTTGAAGCTGCCGGTGGCCAGCGTCTTGCCGTCCAGCACCATCACCTTGTTGTGGGCGATGGCGTGGCGGCTGTCCACGTAGACCGTGGCGCCTGCGTCCGCCAGGGCCTGGCCCTGCGATCCGTGCGCCGTGCGCTGCGAGCGGTCCAGCACGGCCTCAACATGCACGCCCCGGTGGGCTGCCCGGGCCAGAGCGTCGGCAATGGGCGCGCTAGTGAAACTGTAGGCCAGCACGAAGATGGACTCGCGCGCCTGGTCGATGCGCGCCACAAGGGCGTCCTGCGCGCCGCCCCGCGGGCTGAAGTGGATCTCTGCCGGCGTGTCATGGAGGGTGAGGTCATAGGCCTGGGCCGGGCAGGCCAGGAAAAGCAGAAGGAAGAGGGAGAGAAGGCGGCGCATGGGGGGGGGCTATTGGACAGCTTCCTGAAGCGTCAACCATGTTTCTGTCTCACCTTTTATGCGGACAGGAACGACTCCGCCGCTGGCTGGACCTTCAACAAACACTTCTTTCCCCTCTTCAAGCGCAATACATTCATGGGCGATCACACACTGAACAATGTGCTTTTTCCATGCCTCCATATCCTTTGACCCAATGATGGACATGTTCTTTTCGAGCACGGCCATGTCCTTGTAGCCCACCCAATTCCCGTGTTTGATCTTCGCTGGACCCCTGGGAACAGAAGATTGAATTGGTTCAGGCGATGCTGTTTCAGGTATCTTTTGCGCCTTTTTCTCCGTCGCTGGGCTGCTACTGCAGGCTGAGAGAAGCGCCACAAAAATAACAAAAATAACGCACTTCTTCATTAAAATATTCACATTGTCCCCCATGCTTCAGCCAGCACAACACATCTACAGCCTAAAAGACCCTTCCCATCCACCTAACCCTTCCGATGATCCCAAAGTCTTCTTGGCCATCTTCATCTATGGAAACGCGGAACTCTCCTGCGCGCTCGTTGTCGCTCTTGAGCACCATAAAGCCCGGCTCGAAAAAGATGCGTTTTACCATCAATTCTTTCCCGACTCTGACGGCACATATCTCCCCGTTGTGGGGTTTGATGCTTGAGGTATCCACCAGCACAGTATCACCCTGCCTCAGCACGGGTTCCATGGATTCTCCGACAACATCGAACAGCACGAGGTCTTTCGTCGGGACATTCAGGACAGATCTCAAAAACTTTTTGCGGAAGGCATAGCGCCCGTCATCCTCTCCGCTCGTGACGAGACTTGCCCCTGCGCCGAGCTGCGCCTTGACCTTCCGCACATAGTCGAACTCGCTGTCCGGGACACCATCAATGATGGAGGCAATCGAGATACCAAGCGCCTCAAGGTACCTGAGCATGTCCGAGAAGGCCGTTTTTTCCCCTCCTTGTCCATCCTTGTCCCAGCGCTGGACGGTCGGCTTACTTACCCCGCACATCCTGCCAATGGCTTCATAGGTCATCTTCGGAGTCTGCTTTTGCAGCTCCCTGATCCGGTCGACGATCCTGCGCCACGCTTCGGTCATGATTTGTTGGTGGTCCATAGTTTCTGCCCCTACGGCAAAAAAAGTTACATCGCGATGCATGTTCATCTTGACTCCGAAGTTGTGTCGTTGTAACTTCTCGCCATGAACGCACTAGACTCCTTCCGCAAGCAGAACCACCTGACCTATGAGGCCATCGCCGACGCCGTGGGGCTGACGAAGCCCGCCGTGTGGCGACACTGCGCAGGCAGACCCATTTCCGGTGAGTCCGCGCTCCTCTACCACACGAAACTTGGCATCCCCCTGGCGGAACTGCGCCCCGACCTCTGGCCGTGCCACTCCCCCGAGCCCACCCCCACCAGGCCGCAGGGCCAAGCCACCGACGCAGGGGCGTGAGGGCATGGCGGGGAAGAAAGAGAAAAGCATCACTTTCAAGTGCGACGAGGATTTTGCGCGCTGGTTCAGCGAGCAGGTCGTCAGGGCGGACATGTCAGCAAGCGTTTTCATCCGGCAAAGCCTCCTGCTCGGTGCGCCCCTGGTGAACACCTACAAGGGCCTGGACCATCTGAGTCTGGAGGATATTCGCGAAAAAGAAGGGGGTCAGTAAGATAATGAGATAACAGGACTTCTACGTAGTACATGGAATGTCGGGCAGTTACAAATTTTCTAGAGACACAAAAAGCAGAAGCGCCCACGGGCAAGGCGGGCGCTTCTAGGAGGAAAACAAAGATGAATGACGCAACCTATTTCGATTTTGCCCAGGCTGTCAAGGATCGTGCCGCCCTTGCGGCGCAGTTCAACGCGCTGCTCAAGCCGTTGCAGGATCAGATCGACCAGCTCTACCTCGGCACGGTGTGCCAGCAGCTCAACGAGCTGAGCGACAAAATCACCGACCACTGCGTGGCCAAGGCTGACGAGTTGCGCCGCCTGCAGGGCAAGGACACCGGGGCCGCCAGCTTTGTCGAGAGCGGCCTGAAGGTCACGGTCACTGTCCCCAAGACCGTCAAGTGGGACAATGCTGTCCTGGCCGAACTGGCTGCCAAGATGCAGCAGCATGGCGACGACCCCGCCAACTACCTCAAGCTGACCTACGGCGTCGACGAGCGCCGCTACAAGGAATGGCCGGACACGATCCAGGCCGCGTTCCTCCCCGCGCGCACCGTCGTCGCTGGCAAGCCCAAGGTCGAAATCAAGGAGGCGAAGTAGCCATGAATAAGACGCAGATCAGCTACTTCGAGGAGCGCATGTCTCGCATCCAGAGGTCAATTCTGGAGCGCCTGGAAAAGGAACTTCCCCTGCGCGCTAAGCCCGACAAAGTCGAACTGGCAGGGCTGATTGCCTCCGGCAAGGCACGCTTCAAAGAAGAGATGTTCACCGGGCCGAATTGCCCCTCCAGCATCTACCTGTTCGACGCCTTCGAGTTCCCCGGTGAGGAAGACCGCCAGGCCTTCAACTCTGCTCGCGCTACCGAGCAGGCCAAGATCGTCGCCAAGATCAAGGAAGAGTGTCGCAAACTCATCGACCAGTTCGTGCTGGAACGCATCACCTTCGAAGAGGCTGCCGCTAAGCTTGAAGGCATGAAGTTCTGGAAGAAGGGGGGCAAGTAGCATGGGCATCGCCACGCGTCTCGCAATCCTTCTCGGACTCGCCTCTGGCGGCTCGCGTGTCCTGTCGAAGCGCAGGTCTTCCCCCGGTCCTCGGAGGCTCGAAGCGAAGTGGTGCACGAAGAACACCGGCCACGGGACTGCGAAGTCCTATCACAACCGCCCCGGCTCCGGACTGCTCACTCGTGAGGAGATCGACCGCCGCCGTGGCGGGAATCCGAAAGGAGGCTACTAGCCATGCGCATCATCAGCGCCGACGAGCGCATCAGCGAAAACAGCGGCATCAAGGGCGTGATCTTCGGCCCGGCCAAGATCGGCAAGACCTCGCTGCTCTGGACCCTGGACGCGGCCACTACGCTGTTCGTCGACATGGAGGCCGGTGGCCTGAGCGTGCGCGACTGGAAGGGTGACAGCGTCGAGGTGACCGACTGGCAGACCGCCAAGAACCTCGCCTGCTGGCTCGGTGGCCCGGACATGGCCCGGGCCGGGACCATGGAGGATTACTCCGACGCCCACTACGCCCACGTCTGCCAGACCTACGGCGACCCGGCTATTCTGGCCAAGTACAAGACCATCTTCATCGACTCCATCACCGTCCTGGGCCGCCTGTGCTTCGGCTGGTGCAAGCGCCAGCCCCAAGCCTTCAGCGAGAAGACCGGCAAGCCGGACACCCGCGGGGCCTATGGCCTGCACGGGCAAGAAATGATCGGCATCCTTACCCGCTTCCAGCGCGCCAAGGGCAAGAGCGTGTGGCTGGTCGGCTTGCTCGACGAGAAGACCGACGATTACGGCCGCAAGACCTATCAGCCGCAGATCGACGGCAGCAAGACCGGCCTGGAGCTGCCGGGCATCGTCGACCAGGTCATCACTATGGCCGCGCTGCCGGACGGCGAGGGCAAGCTGCAACGCCAGTTCGTCTGCTCCAACCCCAACGACTTCGGTTTCCCCGCGGGCGACCGTTCGGGCGCGCTCAACACCATTGAGCCCGCGCACCTGGGCAAGCTCATGGACAAGATTCTGGCGGGCATGGCGATCAGCCCGGCCACGAACCTCACCTACACCAACCCCACCACCACGGAGGAATAGCATCATGGCTTCCAACAGCGACAACTTCTTCGATTTCAGCAACGCCGACGACCAGCGCGAATTCTCCGGGGAGCCGATCCCTGGCGGGACCATCGCCCTGTTCAAGGTTAACATCCGCCGGCCGAAGGAAGGCCAGGTGGTCCTGCCTCCCCAGGGAGCGAATCCCGAACAGGTCGCGGCCCACCGGCAGGCCACCGCGCTCGTCACGCAGTCCAAGAACTCGCCCTTCCAGTACTTGGACTGCGAGTTTGAGTGCGTGGCCGGGACGTTCAAGGGGCGCAAGTTCTGGCAGAACATGGGCGTCGGCGGCGACGGCTCCGATGGCCACAACAAGGCCGTCAACATCACCCGCGCCACCTTCAAGGCCATGCTCCAGGCTGCGCGCCAGATCATGCCCGGCGACAACAGCCCGGCGGCGCAGGCTGCCCTCATCATCAAGGGCTTCGAGGATCTGGACGGCCTGACCATTCCGATCAAGGTCGGCTACGACACCCCGTCCACCCAGTACCCCAAGGCGCGCAACGTCATCCGTGCGGTCGTCACCCCCGACAAGCAGGAATACGGCGCCGTCATGGCCGGAGGCGAGGTCCTGGGCTCCGAGCCCGTGCCCACCATCCCCACGGCCGCGACTGCCGCCCCCGCCGCCGCTGGCGGGTGGGGGGCTGCTCCTGGCACCGCCGCCCCTGCTGCTGCTCCCGCCACCTGGGCCGGTACTCCTCCGCCTGCCCCTGCTGGCCCTGTGCCTCCCATCGCCCAGGGCGGCTTGCCCGGCGCTGCCGTCCCGGCCTGGGCTCAGCGGTAGGCACGCACCACACGGAGGGGCCTTCGGGCCCCTCCCCTCCGGGGGGAGAAAACACCATGGACGCCAACCTGATCCTGACCTTTGAAGCTCTCGCAAATGGACGCGAAAAGATGCCCACGGACGAAATGGTGCGCTGCCTTGTCCAGTTCGACACCGTGTCTCCTCCCATGCGCGCAGCTGTAATTTTGCGACTCCTGCACCATGCCGAAGCGATCCGCCAGCAGAGCAACACAATCCGCTCACTACGCGACGAAGCGGCCAAGGCCGCAGAAAATGAAGGGGCCAGCTCATGATCCTCCGGCCCTACCAGACACGCTTTGTCGAGAAAATGCACGCCGCGCTCAAGGAGAAGGGCAACTCCCTGGGAATCGCGGCGACTGGCGCGGGCAAGACCATCATGCTGGCCGCCGTCACCAAGCGCGCGCGCAAAAAGGGCAAGGCGCTCATCCTGCAGCACCGTGACGAGCTGGTTGACCAAAACCTGCGCAAATTTCTGAGGGTGAACCCCGGCGAGCGCTGCTCTCTGTTCACCTCCGACGTGAAGAGCTGGCACGGAGACACCGTTTTCGCCATGCAGCAGACCCTGGCGCGCAACCTGGACCGCATGCCCAGGTTCGACGTGTGCGTGGTCGACGAGGCCCACCACATCGCCGCGCCGACCTATGCCCGCATCATCGAGGCCGTGCGCGACACCAACCCTGACTGCATGCTGGCCGGCTTCACTGCCACGCCTGAGCGCGGCGACAAGACCTCCCTGCGCCGCTGGTTCGACAACGTGGCCGACAAGGTGACGATCCGCGAGCTCGTGAGCCTGGGTTTCCTCGTGCCGCCCCGGGCCTTTGTCATTTCCGTCGGCTCATCGCGCGAAGACCTTCAGGCCCTGGGCCGGGTGACCGGCTTCGAGCAGGACAAGGTCGCCGCAGTGCTCAACAACGTGGCCGTGACCTCCGAAGTGCTGCGCAACTGGCACGAGAAGGCGCACGACAGGCCGACCGTTGTGTTTTGCTCGACGGTGCAGCACGCCCAAGACGTGGCGGCCGCATACCGTGAGGCCGGGGTGGCCGCAGCCTGCGTGCATGGTGACATGCCCGACTGGGAGCGTGAGCACGTCCTCAAAGACTTCGACAAGGGCAAGCTGCAAGTCATCACCAACTGCATGGTGCTGACCGAGGGCTGGGACTGCCAGCCGGTCAGCTGCGTGGTGCTCCTGCGCCAGTGCTCGGAAAAGGGGCCGCTGATCCAGATGGCCGGCCGAGGCCTGCGCACCGTTGACCCGGAGATATACCCGGGCGTGCGCAAGAGCGACTGCGTCATCCTGGACTTCGGAACAAGCATCCTGACGCACGGCAACCTAGATCAGGATGATGGTCTGCACGAGGAGTCCGAGAGGGCCACGGGAGCAGCCCAGACCAAGAACTGCCCGCTTTCCGCCGGCGACTACATCTTCCCCGATCGTAACGGTCGGACCGGGTGCGGCGCTGAACTTCCGGTGCAGACGCGCACGTGCCCCATTTGCGGCTTCGTTTTTGAGCGCACCGACGGCAAGGAGAGCGAGGTCACCGAAGTTGACCTGACCGAGATGGACATCCTGAACGCCAGCCCATTCCGCTGGGTGGATCTGTTCGGCTCCGGCAAGGTCATGGTCGCGACCGGCTTCGCCGCCTGGGTCGGCATTTTCAGCACGGACGGAGACACCTTCCACGCCCTGGGCAAGCAAAACGGTTCCTACATCCTGCACAAGCTGGCCTTCACCGACCGCCTGCATGCCATGGTGGCCGCCGATGATTTCCTGCGCGAATACGAGACCGACTCGGCAGCGCGCAAGAGCAAGCGTTGGCTGAACGATGGAGCCTCGGACAAGCAGATCGAGATCCTGAACCGCTTCGGCTACGGCATCACGCCCGACATGCTCGGGAACTCCTGCTTCACGAAGTACACGGCCAGCTGCCATGCGACATTCCAGTTCAACCGCCGCGCCATCGAAGGCGCCTTGGGGGTCAAATGAGCTTCGACCTGCCGGCTCTCGCCGGACGCCTCAGCGGTACCGGCATCCTCGACAAGCGCGTGCTCGACATGACCAAGGACGAGGCTTTGACGCTCTGCGAGGCGGTCCTAGACGCTGCCAGCCCGCGCACGCTGTTCATCAGGGCTGTCGGCTCTGACCTAGCCGGCAAGGTCGGGCTGGTAGATGAGGTGCCTTTCTGATGCTGTTCTCCGAGGTGCTGAGCCAACACCAGCGCTTCTGCCGGGACAAATGCGCCAGCTACAGCAAAAAGCCCGCGCCTGGATGGTGCGGCCAAGCTTTCATGCACAAGATGAACGAACGCCAAGAGCAGGGCAAGTGCCCTTGGCCGGATGAAGAAATTATCAGGCACACAGGGGGAAAACGGTGAACGACTACAGCAGCCTTTTCGATCTTCGGCACAGACTCTCGCTTTCTGAAACGCTGGACGAACTCCTGGGCGCGCCATTGCAGCGCGAGCGCCAGGCGCAGGGCCAGCGCGCCTACCTCGGCGCGTCGATCATCGGCCGGCCGTGCCAGCGCGCGATCCAGTACAGCTTCCTCGGCACGCCCCAGGACCCGGGCCGCGAGTTCACCGGCCAGAAGCTGCGCATCTTCCACCGCGGCCACGAGGGCGAGAAGTGGATGATCCGCTGGTTCCGCCAGGCCGGGTTCGACCTGCGCACCGAGAAGCAGAACGGCGAGCAGTTCGGCTTCGTGGCCTGCGAGGGCCGGTTCAGCGGCCACTGCGACGGCGTGTTCTGCGGCGGCCCCACCATCGTTCTGTACCCGTCCCTCTGGGAGCACAAGGTGCTCGGTGCCAAGGGCATCGCCAAGCTCAAGAAGGACGGGCTCAAGACAGCCTACCCTGAATACTACGCCCAGGTGCAAATCTACATGGCCTACATGGGCCTCGATGCCAACCCGGCGCTTTTCACCGCGCTCAACGCCGACACCATGGAGATCCACGCCGAGCAGGTCCCCTTCGATGCGTCCGAGGCGCAGTGCGTGTCCGACCGGGCCGTCACCATCCTGCGCGCCTGCGATGCCGGCGTGCAGCTGCCGCGCATTGCCCAGAACGCGGACTTTTTCGTTTGCAAGTGGTGCGACTTCGCGCAGCGCTGCTGGGCGGCGTAGGGGGCCATCATGGGCGAGGTCGTCAACTTCTTCGACTTCCGGGATGCACCCCCACAGCAAGCCGACGCTGCCGGGTCCCGGTCATTCACCGACCCGGTAGGCGAGTTCCAGGACTCGATTGAGGCGGCCGGGTACGGCCGTCCCGACATCAGGGCCGGGGGCATTGAGCGCTTCTCTGTGCCGGGAGACAAGCCGGGCAGCAAGAACGGCTGGTTCATCTTCTACCCTGACGGAATCCCGGCCGGGGCCTTCGGCTCCTGGAAGACCGGGGACTCGCAGGAGTGGTGCGCTAGGTCCGTGCACGACATCAGCCCGGCCGAACGCGAGGCCAACCGCCGCCGCATGGTTGAGGCCGCGGCCAAGCGTGACGAGGAGCTGGCCAAGAGCCGGGTGCTCGCCGCCGAACGCGCCGCGTTCCTCTGGGAGCGCGCCAAGCCGGTCCAGGCTCACGCCTACCTCTCGCGCAAGGGCGTGGCCGCCCACGGCCTCAAGGTCGACGAGCACGGCAACCTGGTTGTGCCGCTCATGGACCGCACCGGCAAGATCCACTCGCTGCAGTTCATCAAGCCGGACGGCTCGAAGCTGTTCCTCACCGGTGGTGCCAAAAAGGGCAACGCCTTCTGGATCCCCGGAGACCAGTCCAAGGCCGTCTACATCGCCGAGGGCTACGCCACGGCCGCCAGTGTGCACGCAGCGACAGGCTCCACGGTGTTCGTGGCCTTCGACGCCGGCAACCTCGCTCCTGTGGCTGCTGAGGTGCGCGCCACGATGCCCACAGCGCGCATCATCATCGCCGCAGACAACGACGCCTGGACGGACGGCAACCCGGGCCTGAGCGCCGCACAGGAGGCCGCCAAGGCCGTCGGAGGATCGGTGGTCATGCCGAGCTTCAAAGACGTGGCCACGAGGCCCACAGACTTCAACGACCTGCATCACCTGGAGGGCCTGGACGTGGTGACAACGCAGATCACCGGGGCCAGCATGCCCGGGCAACGGCCACTCGATGTCAGCGCCTGGGGAGTCGACAGCTTCACCGGCGAGGTCCCAGAGCGCCGCTGGCTAGTCGAGGGCGTGCTTCCCATGTCCACGGCCGTCATGCTCGCCAGCATGGGCGATGCGGGCAAGGGCATGCTCACCCTGGACCTGGCGCTCAAGGTCGCCGGCGGCGACGGCAGCATGTTCGACTTCAATTCCGGATCCAAGGGCTGGTGGGGGCACGACGTGCTCACCCAGGGCGAAGCCGTCATCATCACCGCAGAGGATGACCGCGATGAGATGCACCGCCGCATGGCGGGCATGGACCCCAAGGGCAAGCGGCGTGCGGCCGCGCGCGGGAAGCTGTTCGTGGTCCCGCTGCCGAACTACGGCGGCCCGATGCCGCTCGTGATCATGGGCAAGCACGGGCCAGAGGCCTCAGAGGCATGGTGGCGCCTGCGTGATGAGCTCGCCAAGTTCCAGAATCTCAGGCTGGTCAACCTCGACCCGCTGGCCAGCTTCATCATGGCCGACCTCAACGCCGACCCGATGGTCGGGGCCTATACCACGGGCCTGTTCGCCTCCCTGGCCAGCGAGAGCGGGGCCGTGGTCATGCTCGCACACCACATGCGCAAGGCCAGCGGGAAGGACGGCAAGCAGACGCTGTCCCCGGCAGCCATGCGTGACGCCGTGCGCGGCACCACGGCTCTGGTTGACGGCGTGCGCTGCCTCATAGGCCTGGCCGTCGAGGAGAGTTCCAAGGCGCGCAAGGTCTGCAAGAAGCTTGGCGAGGACTGGGCACCGAACAAGGTCTTTCGCGGCGCAGTCTGCAAGAGCAACGGCCCGGCTGATCGCGGCATGCCCACCTTCGTGCGCAACGCTAATGGGTTGCTGGTGTGTCGTGACGCCGAGCTGCAAGGCTTCGCCAGCGAGAATGACCTCCTGGGCACCCTCGTGGCCGACATCGCCAAGGCGGCGAAGGATGGCCGCCCATTCACCAAGTCCGGTAAGAACGGCGTGCACGAGCGCATCGAAGAGCTTTCCAACGAGCTGCAGGACATCAGCCGCGACCGCGTGCGCAAGCTCGTCGACCAGCTCCTCACCGACAAGGCCATCGTCAAGCCCAACTACAAGGGCCGCATTTGTGCCTTCCTCGACGTGCCCGACGGCCCCTTCAGCATGGGAATCGGCGAGTTTGCCATGGGGTACGCCGAATGAACACCATGACGGATACTTATCCTTTTATTTCAAATTACTACATGCACATGACGGACCATTACGGCCCGTTCCTGACATATAGCAAACCATGCATAAACCATGACGGCCCGTTCCTGAAATCGGCCATGACGGCCATTACGGAGCAGGTCAAAAATTCCAGTAACGGCCTACTGCGAGTAGGGCTAGCGCCCGTTCCTGAAATGCCCGTTCCTGACGGCACCCCGGAACGCCCGCAAACCGTTGGGAGAGTAAGCCGTTCCTGATTCCTGAAATTCACCCCTACGGGGGGAGAGTCCCCCGTAAGGGAACGGGGACTCCCCCAGCACACCGTGAAGAGCGCGACCAACCGGAATGAGCATGAGTAACACGAAAGGATAAAATGATATGCAGCTCTCCTTGTCCCTCCCTTTCCCGACCATAGCCGGAAATCATCAGCACGGGATCAACTGGAAGTCCAAGCGCGTGTTCACCGTGGCCAAGATCAAAACCTACAGGCTCGCGGTCAAGTCCGCGGCGCTCACCGACGGCTACCGTGGCGGCCCACGATTCGGCCCTGGTGTGCAGCTGGACGTGAAAGTGCTTCTGCATCCGCCCGACAAGCGCAGGCGTGATCAAGACAACGCCGAGAAGGTGTTCTTCGATGCCTGCACGAAGGCCGGCATTTGGGCCGATGACTCGCAGATCAAGCACAAGGACGTGACATGGGGCGAGCCGGTCAAAGGCGGCCTTGTCCGCTTGGAGATCAAGACCATGGAGAAACAATCTGCGGAGCCTCAAGCCTGAGCTTTATGGCCAGAACTCACCCCATGCACGAGAAACACCAAAAGGAGCAGCACGACATGACGCAGGCAGCCAACGCGATGACCAAAGAATCCCCGCTGTTCGACTCCGTCACCAAGGCTCTGGCCTTCGCATTCAACTACGTGGTCAACCCGCCCTCAGCTCATGCAAGACTCATGGAGGATGCCGGGAGCTGCGCGCCCAAGGCGTCTGTGCGGCCAGGGCGCGGGCTCGTCGGGTTGGATGCAGCCGGGCAGGCTGGGATGATGCTGGCGGAAGTCCAGAACCTTCCTGGCGTCTCCCCGGTGATGTTGCGGCTCCGGTTCGGGTCGTGCGAGGACCGGAGCCCCGGATGCATGGAAAAGCTGCCGTGCATGGAGTGGACAAATGCGCTCGGGATGCTGACGCGATCCATAGAGGCGCGCCTGGTCAGAGACCCCATGCTCCGCCGTTTCATCGTGGCGCAGCTTGTCCGCGGAGTGCCCGTCAGCAAAATCACGGAGTATGAGCCCATCGCCAAGGCGTGCGACCGCGCGCCACGCACGCTGCGTCGGCATATCGCAGAGCTACGCGACCAGCTGCGCGTGTGGGAGGAGGATGCTATCAGCGCCGCCGAGGTTCGGTTCTCTGAGCTGGGTTGGCTTTAAAAAAAAACCTCGCTGTCTCGACTTTTTCTTGACAATGGCCAAAAAGAGGCAGAAAAGTGCCCTTAACGAACATGCTTACAAATGCGCCGAAGGCCCGCCACAAGCGGGCTTTTTGCGTTTTGGGAGGTCCGCATGGCTGATCCATGTGGGGCCAAAACGCGAACTGGGGCCCCCTGCAAGAACACCGCGATCATGGCCAACGGCCGTTGCCGCATGCATGGCGGCAAGAACAAACAGATACCCGCCCCGCCTAACAACACCTACGCCGTCAAGCACGGCTTCTACTGCGATGCCTTGCAGCCTGAAGAGAAGAAGCTTTGGGAGCGCGTTCAGCTTGGCACCGTCGACGACGAAATTCGGCTGATGAAGATCAAGCTGTTCCGGTTGGTGACGCTCTCGGGCAATGCGGACGTCGCTGGCCTGGTCGACTCGGCTCTTGAGGTCGCGCAGAAGCATGGCGAGGACGTGAAGGGCCTGCCATTCGACAAAACAGAGATCAAGGTGAGCTCCCCGCAGTACGGCGAGCTGATCATCAAGGCCCTGGATTCCATCGCCAAGCTGGAGCGCACGCGCTTGCAGCTGCGCCTGGGCGAGCAGGAACTAGCCAGAGATGACGACGGCACAGCCAACACCGAGCCGGTGACAGAAATCCGGTTGCACATCGTACGCCCTGGCGACGTGGTGCACGAGGATGACAGCGATGGGCAGGATTCTTGACCTCTCTGTGACCGAGCCCCAAGCTGAATTTTTGCAGATGAAGGCAAAGTTCCCACTATTCGTGGCGGGCTTCGGGACAGGCAAAACCCAAGCCTTGGCCCTGTCCGCCATGTCTGATGCCTTGCAGGCCTCGACGGCGCTTATAGCGTTGTACGAGCCGACGTATGATCTAGTGAGCCTGATCCTTGCTCCGCGCATGCAGGAAATGCTCACCGAAATGGGAATTCGCTACAAATACAACCAGCAGCGGAACACCATTGTCACGAGTTCTTCTGGTTGTGGAGACTTCATTCTCCGCACGCTGGACAATCCGGCGCGAATCATCGGCTATGAGTCCTACCGGGCACATGTCGACGAGATAGATACGCTGCTGGAAGAAAAGGCAACCCTGGCCTGGCGAAAGATCATTGCCAGAAATCGTCAACGTCCACGCGGCCTGAAGTGCCCTTTTAACCGCGTCAGTGCCTATACTACGCCGGAGGGGTTCCGATTCGCTTACAACACGTGGGCGAAAGACCCCAAGCCTGGCTACCAGTATGTGCAGGCGGCGACTCGATCCAACCCGTTCCTTTTGCCAGATTACATCGAGAGCTTGCGCGCATCCTACCCGCCGCAGCTCATAGAGGCATATCTTGAGGGCCGGTTCGTCAACCTGACCAGCGGCGCGGTCTATCCGGACTTTGACCGCCACGCCAACCACACGCCCGAGACCATCATCGAGGACGAAGAGCTGCACATCGGGCTCGACTTCAACGTCTACAACTGCACGGCCGTCGTTGGCGTGATCCGCTTCGGCCGGCCGCTCATTCTGGGCGAGCTGGTCAAGATGCGCGACACCCCGGACGTGTGCGCCACGATCAAGGAAAAGTTCCCCGGACACAGGATCCACGTCTACCCGGACGCCTCAGGCCAGAGCAACCGCACGGTCAACGCCACCGAGTCGGATATCACGATTCTGCGAGCCGCGGGCTTCAACGTTCGCGTGCCCAGCAAAAACCCATTCGTGAAAGAGCGTGTGGCCGAGGTCAACGCTTTGGTCTGCAACGGCCTGGGCGAGCGCAAGCTCATGATCAACACCGGCCTGTGCCCCACGCTCACCGAGTGCCTGGAGCAGCAGACCTACGACAAGAACAGCGAGCCGGACAAGGCCACGGGCAAAGACCACCCGCCCGATGCGCTCGGGTACTTCGTGCATTACAACTGGCCGATTGTGCGGCCCACAGCAACACAACGCGCCGTGGTGGTGCATATGGACAGGTAGCAGCATGCTCAAGACGCTCAAAGCCACCTTCCCGCGTGACCCGGACCTCCCGGACCGCACCGCTGAGCTGGTGTGGCTCACCCACGTCCTGCGAGGCCGCCTGTACGACAACTTGCCACATGCCTTCCACGCTGAGAAGAACGAGGCGGGCGAGTACATCCCCTTGCGGGACCGCCGGCCGAGCGTGCGCTACAAGCTCTGCTCGCTCGTGGTCGACGACTCCGTGTCTCTGCTCTTCAGCGAGAGCCATTTCCCGGAGATCGAGCACGAGGACAAGCCGACCAAGGAGGCCTTGACCCGGCTCTGCAAGGAGCTCACGCTCAACATGGTCATGATCGACGCCGCGACGCGCGGGTCGGTCGGGTCCGTGGCCCTGTTCCTGGCCATCCTGGAAGGGCGCGTGTTCCTCGACGTGCTGGACACGGCCTACCTCACCCCCACCTGGCGCATAACCGCACCGGACACGCTGGAACGCGTGACTGAGCGCTACAAGGTCAAGGGCCGCGTGTTGCGCGACCTCGGCTACCTGGCCGACAAAGGCAACGAGGACTACTGGTTTCAGCGCGACTGGACCGCCACTGAGGAAATCACCTACTTCCCGCTCCTGGTCAGCAAGGCCAAGGAGGGCGAACATCCGGAGATCGACCCCGGCCGTACCATCCGGCACAGCCTGGGCTTCGTTCCCGTCGTGTGGGTCAAAAACCTGCCGGGCGGCGACGAAATCGACGGGCTGCCGACCTTCCCGGACGAAGCCATTGAGACGGGCATCGAGATCGACTACCAGCTCTCGCAGGCCGGGCGCGGCCTGAAGTACAGCAGCGACCCGACCTTGCTCATCAAGGAGCCCGCCAACGGCGAGGGCGGCAAGATGGTCAAGGGCGGCGGAAACGCCATCGTGGTCGGTCAAGACGGCGACGCAAAAATGCTGGAGATCAATGGTACCGCGGCTGAGGCCGTGCTCGCCTATGTCGACAAGCTGCGCGCTCTGGCGCTGGAGTCCATGCACGGCAACCGCAGCGACGCGGACAAGCTGAGCGCTGCCCAGAGCGGCCGGGCCCTGGAGCTGATGCACCAGGCGCTGATCTGGCTGGCCGACAAACTCCGCATCTCCTATGGCGAGGGCGCGCTTCTTTCGCTGCTCAACATGATCGTCCAGGCGTCCGAAAAGCTCGGCGGCCTGCGGTTCAGGGACGGCACGAAGTTCGTCTTGAAACCCGACAAGCCGTTGTCCCTGCGCTGGCCCGCGTGGTTCACCCCGACCACCCAGGACATGCTCCAGACCGCCCAGACGCTCAACACACTCGTCGATGGCGGCATGCTGAGCCGTGAGACAGCGGTCAAGGTGCTCGCAGCCCAGTACGACATTGAGGACGCCAAGGCCGAGCTTATGCTGATCCAGTCAGAGATGACGGCCCGCGACGAGGCCGCCAAGAAAACCATCTCCATCACCGAGTGACCGCCGGGGCCCTGCGCCCAGGCTCAACTTTAACTGGCCCGCCTGGTGCGGGCCTTTCCTTTTTTGGAGGGCTAGATGCCTGATCCCACTCCCCCGACCCCCGATCCGACCCCGGCCCCCCCGGCCCCGCCTGCCAAAGGGCAGGAGACTTTCACCCGCGAATACGTGGAGGAGCTGCGCCACGAAAACGCCAGCTACCGCACCCGCGCCCAGGAGGCCAAGCGTGCGGCAGAGCAGGCCACGGAGGCCGCTGCCAAGGCAGCCACGGAGGCAGAGGCGAAGATCACCGCAGCCGCACAGGCTGCGAACGAGCGCATCATCCGCGCGGAACTCAAGGCCGCGGCTCTCAAGGCCGGCATGCATGACCTGGATGGTCTGAAGCTCGCCGACCTGTCCAAGATCAAGCTGAACGAGGAGACCGGCGAGGTCGAAGGCGCGGACGAACTCATGGCCGCCATGAAGGAGTCCAAGCCCTATCTGTTCGGGTCCAGCTCCACCACGAACCTGGACAAGACGCCTCCCAAGGATCCTCCGAAGCCGAAGACAGCAGCGGACATGACACCCGAGGAGTGGAAGGCCCACCAGAAGCAAATCGGAGTGCGGAAATAGCCGCCCGCTAGACGAGCGACCTGACCGGGGCCTGGCGCCCACGCAGGGGACCACCAACCATCAACTGCAAGGAGTCCCACCATGGGCATTCAGAATTTCCCGGCTGCGTTGCAGCCCATCATCCAGCAGGGTTTCCTGGAGCGGCAGTTCCAGGATGGCCTGCGCGCGAAGCTTGGTTTCCGCGCCATCGCTGACCGCGAGACCTTCGCCATCGGCATCGGCGAGACCCTGACCAAGACCCGCACCGGCCTGAAGGCCGCCGCCACCACGCCGCTGTCCGCTGCCGGCAACACCAACCTCGACAACGGCATGACCCCGTCCGGCTGGACCGTCGAGCAGTACAACATGGTCCTGAACATGTTCGGCGACACTATCGACTTGAACATGGTCACCAGCAAGGTGGGCATCGCTTCCCAGTTTGAGAAAAACGCCTTCGTCAACGGTGAGCAGGCCATGAAGACCCTGGACGTGCTCGCGCGCGACGCGCTGTTCGGCGCCTATCTGGGCGGCAACACCCGCGTCGTCACCACCCTGGGCGCTCCCGGCACCACCGTGGCCGTCGACGACATCCGTGGCTTCCAGTACGTGATGGTCAACGGCGTCATGGTGGCTGTGTCCGCCACGCACACCCTGGCCGTCACCATCAACGGCGCGGCCTACACCTGCACCGGCGCCACCGCTGACGGCTCCAACGTGAGCACCGCCCCCGGCGGCATCAGCGGCACGCTGACCCTGAGCGCCAACGTCAGCGTGGCCAACGGAACCGCCGCCAACGCCGTCGTGGCCGCCACCGCTCCCATGGTCTACCGGCCCAGCGCGCGCGCGACCACCGCGGCCCTGGTGTCCGGCGACACCCTGAAGATGAAGAACATCCTCCAGGGCGTGGCCGACCTGCGCAGCAACAACGTGCCCACTGTCGACGGCCTCTACCACTGCTACCTCGACGACCGCCAGCTCCTGGGCCTGTTCGACGACACCCAGTTCCAGTACCTCTATCGCGGCCAGTACGGCAGCGAGGCCTACCGGGACGGTCAGATCATCGACCTCATGGGCGTGCGCTTCGCCCCCAGCAACCTGGCCCCCCAGCAGGCCACCCTTGGCGCTGGCGCCATTCACCGCGGCATCATCTGCGGCGCTGGCGCCCTGGTCGAGGGCAATTACGCCGCCACCGGCTACCAGGATGTCGACAACCCCGACAGCCTGAAGGTCATGGTCGACGACGTGTGCATGGTCACCCGCGAGCCCCTGGACCGCCTGCAGCAGATCATCGGCCAGTCCTGGTACTGGATCGGCGGCTACGCCGTCCCGACCGATGTGACCGCCAACGCCAACGTGCTGCCCACCGCGACCAACAGCTACTTCAAGCGCGCTGTGGTGGTCGAGTCCCTGTAAACGTCAATCCGCGAAGGGGCGGGGTGGCTTCGGCTGCCCTGCCCCTTTTTTCAGGAGAACCCCATGGCAAAGAAGACACCCACCGACGCTCCCGTGGTCGCAACCCCGGCAGTCGAGGTCGTGGACATCCAGGGCGACAACTCGGCCGTTGACCCCGTCGACCTGGACCAGGAAGCGGCCTCTGGCGGCGAAGATCACGGTGACCTGCTCCTGAGCACCCCGGAGCCCACAGCCACCCCGCGCCCGGCCATTGATCCCCTTGTGCCCCTGGACCTGCCCGAGTCCGTCACCTTGGCGGCCCCGCACGGCTACATCGACGACGACGGCGTGAATCACCACTGGCACCCGGGCACCGTCGTGACCGACGAAGACGAGATCGCGCTGCTCATCGGGCGCAAGGCCCCGCTTGTGGGCATCACCCACGAAGAATAGGAGCTGATCCATGGCTTTGACAGACGCCCAAAAGGTGGACGTGCGCCGCTACTGCGGCTTCCCGGCCTATGGCGGGCAGCCTGTCCAGGCCTTCGGCCACCGCTTTTACCAGCACTACGGCACCCTCGAATTCCGCATGAACAACATGCAGACGGCAGAGGAGACGGTGGTCACCGACTATCTCACGAAGCTGGCCACCCTTGAAGCGGCCGTGACCGGGGCCAGCGACAACCTGGACACGGACGAAGCCGCTGTGTGGAAGCACAACAGGCACGAGGTGCGCGACCGCATGGGCCTCTACCGCATGTGGCGTCTGGAGCTCTGCAAGTTCTTCGGCATCCCTGCCGGCCCGGGCCTGGAAGGGTCTGGCGGCATCGAAATACAGGTGTAGGGCATGGCGGATTATCCGAAGGTCAAGCTGACTCCCTGCACCCTGGCGCGGAACAGGTGGAAGGACGGAAAGAATTGCTGGTCTGTCGCGAGCCTCATCGAGGAGGCCAAGGGCCTGGAGCCGTTCGACCTCCCCTTGTGCTGCATCTACATCGCCACAGACATTTTTGCCCCGGTCACGAACGCCAAGACCCTGGCTGAGCATGTCATGCGGGTGAACGCTGTAGACATGAGCCACCCTGTCATTCTCGACGCCGATGGCTTCATCATGGACGGCTGGCATCGTGTTGTGCGCGCCCTGGCGGAAGGGCGAGAAACCATCAAGGCCGTGCGCTTTGAGGTGACGCCGGAGCCGAACTACCTCGAAGAGAGCTAGGGGACATCATGGACGCGACGAAGCTTCAGGCGAAGATCAACGGCGGGTACGCCAAGGCCGCCCAGCGCCTGGGCCTGTCGTGCGGCCAGTACCGGCCCGCGTCCGCCACGTCGGCAGCCATCGCCCTGGGCAACTTGCTGCGCAGCCTCCCGGCCAGCTTCAACGCCGAGGACATGAGCTACAGCAAACCCAACAAGTACGGCAAGGCCACCTGGTACTGCCTGGCCGACGGCTCTTTGCTCGCCGTTGGCGACTACCTCGTGCAGCCGGACGGCTCCGCATATTTCGTCGCTGGCTTGCAGCTGCACCTGCCCATTTTCGTGGTCGGCTGCAACAGGGTGGTCAACGTGCTGCGCCCGCAGGGCCTGACCGGCGTGGGCGCAGTGGGCTACGGCGGCAACACGGATGCGGCCGAGACAGCGCTGGTGACGCAGTATCCGGCCAGCGTGCTCCAGGGCACCAAGGGAGACAAGAGCCCCACGGGCTTGCCCGGCGACACCCGCGTGCCCTGGTGGATCGTTTTGTTGCCGCCCATCCCTGGCACTCCCATCCTGCGCACGGGAGACATCATCACCGACGATCTGGCCCGGCGCTACGCCATCTCCAGCGCGGAACTTACCGACCTCGGCTGGCGCATCGTGGCCATGCAGCAGGAGACCTAGGACATGGCGGACATTTCTGACGTCTCTGCGGCCTTGGTCTCGCTGATCGCGCAGACCCTCTACCCCAACGGCACAGGTCAGCAGTCCCTGGCCGGCCTCCCGGTCATGATCTATGAGGGCTGGCCCACCCAGGACACCCTGGACAAGGATCTTCGCGCCGGGAAGGCGCATGTCTCCGTGTTCACCACGCCCAACGTGCGCAACACCACCCGCTACATGAAGCGCTGGGTGCCCGTCGTGGCCCCGGTCCAGACCCTGACGCTGACCATCGCCGGGCGCACCATCACCGTCGGCGGCACTGTGGCGACGCCGCAGATCGTCATGGCCATGGTGAACTACCTGCCCTACGTCTATGTGGTGCAGGCCTCGGACACGCTCACGAGCATCGCCACGGGCCTCGCTGCCTTCATCCCGGGTGCAACCAACTCGGGTCCGGTGATCACGGTCCCGGCCAGCGCCATGCTGACCGCGGCGCGCGTGGGGGCCCAGGGCACCAGCATCATGGAGATCAGGAGGCAGGAGCGAATCATGATGATGGCCGTCTGGGCGGACACCCCGGCGCACAGGCGGGCCGTGGCCGAGCCTGTGGACGTGGCCTTGGCCAACACGGCGTTCTTGACCTTGACCGACCAGACCCAGGCCCGGGTCATTTTCAGGTCTGACCGCGTTGACGATGCCCTGCAGAAGGCCAAGCTCTACCGGCGCGACCTGCTCTACAGCGTCGAGTACGCCACGACCATCAGCGAGACCGAAACCCAAATCACGCAGACCCAGCTCAACGTCCAGGCAGCTGTCGCTGGCGTGCCGCCCTATACCAACGTCGCAACAATTTTCGAATGAGGAGACCACCATGCTCGCATTGACCGTTGTGCATGACTTCGGCCCCCACAAGCGGGGCGACCAGATCACCGACCCGGCGCTGATCGCCGAGATCAAGGATTCCGAGAACCACGCCAACGTGGTGCAGGTCAACGTTCAGGACGCTGCGCCGGATGCGCAGAAGGCCCCCGCGAAGCCCTGACGGCTCGCATTACCACCCACAGCCAAAGCATAGGCCGCCTTCGGGCGGCTTTTTTTGTGCCCAACGCACAGGAGGCCAACCATGCCCGTTGTCCAGCAGGGCGCGATCAACACGACCGCGCTCCTTGTCCCCGACCTCTACGTCCAGATCGTACCGCCCCAGACGCAGTACCTGAACGGCCAGCCCACCAACATCCTGGGCATCGTCGGCACGGCCTCTTGGGGCCCGACGGACAGCCCCACCACCGTGGGCAACCTGGCGCAGTTCGCCGCGATCTTCGGCCCGGTGATGAACCGCCTGTACGACCTGGGCACGGCCCTGGCGTGCGCGGTCATGCAGGGCGCCGCGAACTTCCGCGTGGTGCGCGTGACCGACGGCACCGACACCGCGGCCCTGATCGCCGTCCTGACCAACTGCATCACCTTCACCAGCAAGTACACCGGAACCTTCGGCAACGGCATCACCGTCACCGTGGGGCCCGGCTCCCAGAGCGGAACGCAGAAGGTGGTTGTCGCCGCCCCCGGCCTGGTGCCGGAGTGCTTTGACAACATCGGCAGCGGCCTGACGGGCAACGCCCTCTGGGTGGCCATCGCAGCGGCGATCAATGGCGGCACCAACGCCCTGCGCGGCCCCTCGCAGATCATCGTGGCCAGCGCCGGCGTTGGCCTCACCGCCCCGGTCACCACGGCCACGACCTACACCTGTGCTGGCGGTACGGACGGCGTGACGACCATCACGTCCTCGGTGCTCCTGGGAGTGGACACCGTGCCCCGCAAGGGCATGTACGCCCTGCGCAACACCCAGGCGAGCGTGGCCATGCTTGCCGATGCCTCCGACAGCGCCGGCTGGACCACGCAGGTGGCCTTCGGCCTGTCCGAGGGCATCTACATGATCATGGTCGGGCCTTCCGGGGACACGATCAGCAACGCCGCCACGGTCAAGGCGTCCGCAGGCATCGACAGCTACACGGCCAAGCTGCTCTTTGGCGACTGGTGCTACTGGCTGGACACCTACAACAACACGCTGCGGCTGGTGAGCCCTCAGGGCTTCATCGCCGGGCTGCTCTCCAACCTGTCGCCCGAGCAGAGCACGCTCAACAAGCAGCTCCAGGGCATCGTGGGCACCCAGAAGTCCTACGCGAATCAGCAGTACAGCAGCGCCGAGCTCCAGCAGTTGGGCTCTGCCGGCATCGACATCATCACCAACCCGGTGCCGGGCGGGAACTACTTCGGGGCGCGCTTCGGGCACAACAGCAGCAGCAACCCGATGGTCCACGGGGACAACTACACCCGCATGACCAACTACATCGCCTACACGCTCAACGGCGGCATGGGCATGTTCATCGGCAAGCTCCAGAGCTCCACGGTGCGCGCGCAGGCCCTGGCGACCATCAGCTCCTTCCTCTCCAACCTGGAGCAGCAGGGCATGATCGGAGATGCCAACGGCGGCGCGGCCTTCTCGGTGGTGCTCGACAAGAGCAACAATCCCGACAGCCGCGTGGCGCTTGGCTACATGCAGGCCGACGTGAAGGTGAAGTACCTGAGCGTGATCGAATTCTTCCTCATCAACGTGGAAGGCGGCCAGAGCGTCCAGATCACCAAGGGCACCACCCAGCTCGCGTAGGCGGCCCGGGGCAACGCAACACCATAGGGGGCTTCGGCCCCCTTCATTTTTGGAGGACACACCATGCCCGTGAACGGTTTCAGCGTCGGCAGAGACGTCACGCTCACCATCGTCGGCCCTTCGGGCCCGCTCAACTTCTCGCTCATCACCGGATTCACCGCGAAGCCTGAGCAGTCGGAGAAGAAGGTCAAAGGCCTGGACGGCATCACCCGCCACGCCCGTTTCCCCGATGGCTGGACCGGCTCGTTCGACATCGAGCGCCAGGACAGCACCGTGGATGACTACTTCGCCGCCCTGGAGGCGAACTACTACGCCGGAATCAACGAACAGCCCTGCACCATCACCGAGACCATCTCGGAAGTGTCGGGCGCCGTGACCCAGTTCCGCTTCCTCAACGTGCTCCTGAAGCTCGACGATGCGGGCGACTGGAGCGGAGACAACACCGTCAAGCAGAAGCTCAGCTTCATGGCGAGCCAGCGCCAGAAAATCGCCTAGCACCCTGAGGAGGGACGATCATGACCAAGGTGACACTGAACCAGGCCCCGCCCGATTCCGAGGCCGTGGCCTCCGCTGAAGACATCGTGGTGGACGCCAAGGGCCGTAAGCTGAAGATCAAGGAACCGGACGTCCTGGCCCCTTACCGGCTGGTGGAATTGCTGGGCAAGTCTGCCGAAAACCGCGTGTACATGCAGATGGTGTTCCCCTTCATCTACCTCGTGAGCATCGACGGGGACACCAACATCCCGTTGAACAGCAAGGGCGAGTTGGAGGCCCTGATCCAGCGCCTGGGCCATGAGGGCGTGAAGGCCCTGCGCGAGGGCGTGGAAAAGGCCTTCGGCACGAAGCCGGAAGGTGAGCAGGGGCAGAACGCCGCCATAAAAAAATAGCGACCGCCGCTCCGGTCCGAGAGGCCATGTGGTTGGTGCGCAACGGCGTGCCCTTCGACGTGGCCTTTCGGACAGAGCCCGGCCAGTTTCTCCTCACCGATGTGATGCGCGCGGCGCTCTGCATCATCTGCGGGGAGTTCGAGGGGCGGCGGTTCAATTTTGCGTCCATGAAATTCGAGGACCCGAAATGAAAGAGTTCGCCAGCCCGAAGCAATTCGCCGCGCACCTGCTGAAGCTGGCGGCCATCGGCCAAGAGGTTACGCATGTTGCCGCGGACAAGTGCGGAGAAGTCGTCGAGAACTCGGCCAAGGCCGAAATAGGCTTCTACCAGCCCCAGCGCGGGCCTTTCGAGGCCTGGCAGGAGCTTGCGGACAGCACGGAGCAGGCCAAGGCCCGCAAGGGGCAGCCGACAGGCGCGCCGCTCTATGCCGAAGGCGACATGCAGAAGAGCATCAGCCACACCACCGTTGGCGGCGGCGTCGTGGTTGGTTCGACTGACCCGAACATGGTCTACCACGAGTTCGGGACCGACCGTATCCCGCCCCGCCCCGTGCTCGGGCCGGCGCTCTTCATGAACCGCGACAAGATTCTCCTGGGCGCGGGCAAGATGGTGCAGAACTGGGTGGCCGGGCTAGGCTGGCGGCGCACTTCGATCATGCAAAACCACAAGAGGGACTTATGATCGAGGCATACACCGTAGGCGTCGGGCTGAAGCTCCAGGATCTTGTGTCCCCGTCCCTGGCGAAGATCGCCACGCAGTTTGAGAAGATGGACGTGGTGATTGCCGCCCTGAACAAGAACCTGAAGGGGATCGGCCTGGAGTCCGCCGGCATCAGGTCCGTGGCCAACGCCACAAGCTCCATGGACAAGCACATGGTGTCGGTGAATTTCCAGGCCGAGCGCCTGGAGCGCAACCTCGCCAGGATCAAGGCCATGGGCGTGGTGCTTCCCTCCGGTGCAGGCGGCGCGCCTCTGGCGGTCCCCATGCTGCCGGCCAGGGTCCGCGCAAGCGGCGGCCACTCTGGCTTCCGTGCTGAGGGCGTGCACTATGGCGCAGACGGGTTCGGCATGGGCACGGCCACGCTGGGCCTGGGGGCCTTTGGCGCTGTCGCCGCAGGCGGGGCCGCGGCTATTTACGTGGGCCACAAATTTTACGAGGCGGCCAAGGATTTCGACCTTGAATACAACAAGTTCAAGGCCCTCGGGCTGACAAACTCCCAAAACAGCGAGGCCCTGGCCTTCGTGAAGAACATGAAGACGTTCGGCGTCTCCATGACCCAGAACATGACCCTGTTCCGCGATGCTCAGACCGTATTCCGGGATTCCGGGTCGCTCGAACACGCCAAGATCGTGACCCCTGTCCTGGCCAAGATGCACCTGGCCAACGCCTACCTGGGCGGCGAAGAGCACGCCGGCCAGATGGAAAAGAAGTTCATGGACTTCCTGCGCGTCATCGAACTGCGACGGGGCCTGAACAGCCCTGAAGAGTTCATGCGCCAGGCTAACATGGTGCAGCAGGTGCTGACCTCTTCCGGCGGCCGCGTTGACCCCACGCAGATGCTCAATCTGATGAAGACGGGCGGCGTTGCCGCCAAGTCTTTGAGCAACCAAGCCCTGTACTACCAGCTTGAACCGATGATCCAGGAAATGGGCGGTGGCCGGGTTGGAACTGGCCTCATGTCCATCTACCAGAACCTGCTCCTGGGCCGCACGTCGGTGCAGGTGGCAAAGGAACTGAACCGATTGGGCCTCCTCGACCCGAAGCACGTCGAGTACAACACCATCGGCATGATCAAGCGCATCCTTCCTGGCGGCCTGAAAGGCGGCGAGATTCTGGCGCAGTCCCCGGTGGACTGGCTGGAAAACGTGATGCTCCCGGCCCTGCGCTCGAAGGGCATCACCCAGGAGAAGGATGTTCTGCAAGAGATCGGCCTCATGTTCTCGAACCGCACCGCCTCGAATCTGATGTCCTCGATGTACCTGCAGCTCGGCAACATCAGGAAGGGCGAGGCGATGACGGCCGGCGCAGCCAACATCGACAAGGCCGCGGACATGGCGAAGCACTCCCCGCAGGGAGCGGAGGCCGAGTTCTGGGCGGCTTGGCAGGATTTCAAGGTCGAGTTCAACAAGAACATCCTGCCCACCGTGACCTCCGTGTTCTTGGGCCTGGCCAATCTGCTCCGTGGCATCAACAGCCTGTCTGAGAACAACCCGAAGCTTTGGAACTTCCTGGTGTTCATCGCATCGCCCGGGATTCCGAGCCCTGACCGGGCAGCCGGGGTCATGGGCTTCACCAAAGCGCCGGCGTGGGATTCTCACGGCATCGACGCGGCCCAGGCCAGCCAGTTCTTCGGCAATTCCGGCAACGACTACGTGGGTAGCGGCCGCGTGCAGCCGATCCAGGTGCACACCACCATGAACCTCGACGGGCGCAAGGTCGGCGAGAGCGTCACCACGCACATCTCCAACGCGCTCAACAGGCGCAGCGGAGCGTCCGGGTCCGCGTTCGACCCGACGTTGAGCCAGACCCCGACGAACCTTGCCTACGCCCGCTAGGAGCGACCATGAAACGCGACACGATTCTGATGCTCGGGGACTTCGAGTTCTCCGGGCTGGAGATTCCGGCGCAAATTCCCTTTGGCGGCGCGCAACATCTCGCGGTGCACAAGCTGATCGGCGGGAAGCGCATCATCGACGCCATGGGCGAAGACGACGCTCCGCTCCAGTGGTCCGGCTTGTTCCAGGGCCAGAGCGCCCACCAGCGCGCTCGCTACCTCGACACGCTGCGCGTGAAGGGCGGCGCGCTTCAGCTCACCTGGGCCGAGTTCAAGTACCAGGTGGTCATCAAGGAGTTCCGGGCCGAGTACCAGCGCTTCTACCAGATCCCTTACAGCATCACCTGCGAGGTGCAGGACGATCAGACGATGGAGATGAACTGGATCTTCGACGCGCCCATTGACCAGGCCATCGCCGACGACATGGCCGCGGCAAACGGCTACGGGGCCGTCATCGGGGACGGGCCCCTGGCAACCCTGTTGGGCGCGCTCGATTCTGCCATCAGCAGCGTCAGCACCTTCGCCAACGCCGCCCAGAGCCAGATCAACAGCGTGAATGGCCCGCTGGCGGCGGTGCAGAGCCGCGTGAAGCTGTTGATCGCGTCCTCTTCGAACGTCATCGGCAACGTGACGACCTTCGGTGGCCTCATCCCCGGCAACAAGGTCTCTGCGGCGGCAAGCAAGCTCACCGGCATGGTTGCCGCCGTCTCCCAGGCCGGGGCGCTCATGTCCCTGGCGAGCGTGCTTGGGCGCATGGGGGGGAACCTCGGCGCCATCAACAAGCCGGGCAACACCACGACCGTGGCGGGCGGCAACATGTACAGCCTCGCCGGCGAAAAGTACGGCGATGCCACGGCCTGGACCACCATCGCCAAGGCCAACGGCACGACCGACCCGACCATTGCCGGGGTGCAGACCCTGACCATCCCGATCAATCCCGACAGCGGCAACGGCGTCCTGTCCGCGTAGGAGCACGCATCATGGCGACCCTGAACACCGTCCCGGCCGTCTCCGAGGCCCGGCGGCCGCGCGGCATGGTCAAGGTCAACGGCCAGCCCGTTGTCGGCTGGATGGAGTGGGAGATCGACAACAACTCCCACTACCAAGCCGACACCTTCCGCGTGTCGTTCGCCTGCGGCGGCCTCCCAGCCGACCAGCGCGCGCCGTGGATGACCAGGCAGGCCGACCTGTCCGTGGAGCTCCTGGCCGGCTTCCCTGCCGACCCGCAGAACTACACCGCCGCCGACCTGACGAGCTACCTCGTCGGGCGAGTGGACGAAATGTCCTACGACCCGGCCCACAACACCATCGACCTCTCGGGCCGGGACTACACCAGCCAGTTTCTCGACGTGAAGACCACGGAGAAGTTCCAGAACAAGACCGCCTCACAGATCGCGCAGATTCTGGCCAAGCGCCACGACATGACATGCAACACGGTGCCCACCAAGGACCGGGCAGGCACGTACTACCAGATCGACCACGCCAGGATGACCGACGAACGCACCGAGTGGGACTTGCTGACCTGGCTGGCCAACGAGTGCCAGTACGACGTGTGGGTGAGCGGCACCACGCTCAATTTCATGCCCAAACTCGACCCCGCTGGCGACAAGTACGAAATTCGGTGGAAGCCGCCCGAGGTCCAGGGCGGAGTGCCGCAGGTCAATGTGGAGCGCCTGCGCTTCACGCGCAACCTGACCATCTCCAAGGACGTGACGGTCATCGTCAAAAGCTGGAACGCGAAGCAGAAGAAGGCTTTCACGGTGACGGCCAAGGCGGTGCACAGCAAAAACAAGGTCACGCGCAACGCCAAGGTCAAGTATGGCCAGGCGCAGACCTACAGCTACACCGTCCCGGGCCTGACGCGCCAACAGGCGCTGGAGAAGGCGCAGTCCATCCTGGCGGACATCAGCAAGCACGAGATGCGCCTGGACGCCACGCTCCCGGGCGACGGCATCCTGTCCACCCGCACGCTGGTGGAGGTTGTCGGGACCGGCACGGCCTTTGATCAGGTCTACTATCCGGACAGCGTGATCCGCTCCATGTCCCTTCATGACGGCTACAAGATGGAGCTTCGGGCCAAGAACCACAGCCCGGAAAGCACGGTGGAGATATGAGGGGCATCAACCAGTTGGCGAACGTCATCAAGGGGCAGGCCCAGGCCACGGGCAATGCCCGGGCTGATGCGCGCATGGGGCTTGTGACCTCCTACGACCCCAACCGCTATGCGGTGAAGGTGCAGCTGATGCCCGAGGGCGCGGAAACCGGCTGGCTGCCCCTGGCCAGCCCCTGGATCGGCAACGGCTGGGGTCTGTTCTGCCCTCCCTCGATCGGGGACATGATCGAGGTGGAGTTCCAGGAGGCTAGCCCGGAGTCCGGGTACGCCTGCCTGCGCTTCTACAACGACTCGGACCGGCCCCTGGCCTGTCCTTCGGGCGAATTCTGGCTGGTGCACAAGTCTGGTTCGCTGCTTGAGTTCCACAACGACGGCACAGTCGAAGTTCACGCGGCCACGGCCATCAACAGCAGCGCGCCGCTTTGGACGCACACCGGGGACATGGTGATCCATGGGCATGTGACCGGCGACGGCGGCCTGGCCATGTCGGGCGGCTCCGGGTCTTCGGTGCAGGTCTCCGGCTCCATCACCGCCACGGGCGACGTGGTGGGCGGCGGGATCAGCCTGGACAGCCATCACCATACCGGCGTGCAGACTGGCGGCGGCAACACTGGAGGCCCGGTCTGATGCGCGATCTCTACCACTACTGGGGCAACGACTTGCAGCCCGACACCACCGGGGACTTGATGTCGGTGAGCGGGCCTGTGCAGGGGCAGCAACGCATCCTGCGGCGGCTGCTCACCAACCCGGGCGATTACCTTTGGCAGCAGGACTACGGCGCGGGCCTGCCCGCATACATCGGCCAGGCGGTCGACATTGGCAAGATCACGGCGCTCATCCGAGCGCAGATTGCGCTGGAGGCTTGCGTGGCCCCGCTCCCGCTTCCCGAGATCACCGTAGAGCAAATGGCCACCGAGACGAGCGGCTTCGTCGTCACCATCTCCTACACCGACGCCCCCACGGGCACACAGCAAGTCCTTTCCTTCAACGTGACGAGGTAGGCCGATGACCATCCAAACGCAGAGCTTCACCACCATCGTCCAGAACGCCGTCACAGCCATCCAGGGGCGCGCTTCGTCCCTGGTGGACCTGTCGGTAGGGTCTATCCTCAGAGCGACCACAGAGGCCTTTGCAGGCGTCGTGCTCTGGCTCCAGGGCATCGCCTTGCAGATCGCGGCGCTGACCCGGTTCGCGTCGAGCTCCGGCTCGGACGCGGACAGCTGGGCCGCCGACTATGGTTTCACGCGGCTCCCGTCTCAGGCCGCCACAGGGGCTGTCACCTTCGCGCGCTTCACGCCGGCCATGCAGGCCAGCATCCCCGTGGGCACGCTGGTGCAAAGCGCGGACGGGACGCAGGAATATGCGGTCGTGGTCGACACCGCACAGGCGGCCTACGACGCCACGTCTGCGGCCTACATCATCGCCGCGGGGACAGCGAGTTGCACGGCAACGGTGGTGGCCAGCTTGGCAGGAGCAGCCGGAAATGCCAGCGCCGGCCAGATCAACGTGCTCGCCGGGGCCATCCCCTATGTGGACACCGTGACGAACGCCCTTGGCTTCAGCAATGGCGCGGACGCGGAGAGCGATACGGACTTCCGGGCCAGATTCATCCTCTGGGTCGCCAGCTTGAGCAAGGCGACTCGGGCCGCCGTGGGCGCGGCCATCACGAGCCTGCAACAGGGCATGGGCTACACCATCACCGAGAATGCCCTCTACAACGGCACAGCCCAGCTGGGCTATTTCTACGTGGTCGTGGACGATGGAACAGGCGCTCCGTCGAGCACGCTTCTGTCCTCGGTGAGCAACGCCGTGGACCTGGTGCGGCCGGTGGGGAGCACCTTCGGCGTGTTTGCCCCTGTCGTGGTGTCCGCCAACGTGGCCATGACGCTGACCACGGCCACCGGCTATGACCACACGGCCACGGTGGCCTTGGTTTTGGCTGCGCTGACCGCCTACATCAACTCCCTGCCCATGGGGACAACGCTGGCCTACAGCCGGTTGGCCCAGGTGGCGCATGATGCGTCCCCGGGCATCTTGAGCATCACGGGCGTGACCCTGAACGGCGGCACGGCTGACCTGACGGCGACGAACAAGCAGGTCATCAAGATCGGCACAGCAACGATCCTCTAGGGGGCCGCAATGAGCACCGGAGACCAGACGGACATCCAGACCAGGTTACAACAGCTGCTCCCGGTCGGCTGGTTCGAGAACGGGCTTGTGCCTGTGCGTGACGCCCTCTTGGCGGGGGCTGCGAATGCCCTTGCCTTTGCCTACTCGCTGCTGGCCTACGTGCGGCTGCAAACCCGCATCAGCACGGCCACAGACGCCTTCCTGGACATGATCGCCGGAGACTTCCTGGGCGACACGCTGGTGCGCGCGGCGAATCAGACGGACGCGAGCTTTCGGGCGCGCATCATCGCGGCCATCTTCCGCACCCGGGCCACCAGGCAAGCGGTGATCGCCGTGCTCACACAGCTCACGGGGCGCGCCCCGGTGATCTTTGAGCCCCTGCGGCCCATGGACACCGGGGCCTACGGCATTGCCTATGGCTACGGGGCGGCCGGCGGCTACGGGTCCATGCTGTTGCCGTTCCAGTCCTTCGTGACGGCCTTCAGGCCGTCCGGTGGGGGCGTGGCCAACGTGGCGCCCTACGGGGCGGCAGGGGGCAGCACAGGGGGCGGCTACGGGGTGGGCAGCCATGAGTATGCAGCCCTGGCGAACGTGGTAGCCCAGGTGACGGATGCAGACATTTACAACGCCATCGAGAGTGTGCGCCCCGTCGGGTACACGATCTGGGCTCGCATCGGAAATTAGACCACACATAGGCCTGCGCGCACGCGCACAACCCGGCCCCGTTCTACCGAGCGGGGCTTTTCTTTTGCAGCGAGGAGGGAGCACCTTGGATCGCCAAATCATCTACCCTGGCCAGATTCCGCTTGAGACGGACCTGCTCAACACAAACAAGAACGCCATGATTGCGCTGGGCTTCCTGGCCCAGGACATCCTTGGCCAGAACACGTTGGTGAGCGGACTCGCATGCACCCCGAACAGCCCGGCCGCACTGGACGTGCTGGTTGGCCCGGGACGCATCTACAGCCTGCAAAACATGGACGCTGCGGCCTATTCGTCTTTGGCCGCTGACCTCGTGCATAGCCTTGTGAAGCAGGGCGTCATGCTCGACACGGCCACCTTGTCGTGCCCCGCCCCGGCCACCACCGGCTACTCCATCAACTACCTGATCCAGGCTGCATTTTCCGAGGTCGACGCCACGTCGGTGTTGCTGCCCTACTACAACAGCAGCAACCCGGCCCAGCCGTACAGCGGCCCTGCCAACAGCGGCACGGCGCAGTACACGCAGCGCAAGGGCGACATCGTCCTGACGGCCAAGGCCGGCGTTGCGGCCGCCACCGGCAGCCAGACCACGCCCAGCGCCGACAGCGGGAATGTGGGCCTGTGGGTTGTGACCGTGGCCAATGGTCAGACGACCATCACTTCCGGGAATATCGCGCAGGTGTCGGGCGCTCCGTTTATCGCCAACACCCTGACCATGCTTGCCCCTCTGGCATCGCCCGCCCTGACCGGCACACCGACGGCTCCGACCCCTGCCACGTCCGATTCCAGCACGAAGCTGGCAACCACGGCCTTTGTGCAGGCCCTGACCAGCACCCATGTCGAGTCCCTGTGGCTGGGCTCCGGGGCCATGATCCCCAGCGTCACCAACGGCGCCACGCCCAGCACGGTGGAGAGCACCTCCTACCTCCTGGCCAGCGACGTGCTGGATTTCAGCGCCAGCGTGGACCAGTCCTGCCAGGCCATTTTCCAGCTGCCCGCCAACTGGGACCGGGGCGCGGTCAGGGTCAAGCTGCACTGGCGGCCGGGCCTGGCCGGGGCCACGGCCGGTCACTATGTGGGCTGGGTGCTCTCCGCCGGCAGCGTGGGCGACGGCGACACCGTGGACCGGGCCCTGGGCGCGGCCGTCACCGTGGCTGACCAGGTGCTGGCCGGTGTGGAAGGCGTGGAGCACGTGACCGCCGCCAGCGCGGCCCTGACCATCGGCGGCGACCCGCAGGTGGGCGACCGCCTGCACCTCAAGATTGCGCGCAACACCGCCTACACCGGCGGCGGCACGGCCATGACCGTGGCCGCACGGCTCCTCGGCATCGAGCTCCAGTATACCACCACCGGCAACGCGGGGGCGTGGTAACATGAGCCTGCACCGCACCTACCCCTCTCACCGCCGTCGTGCCGGCCGGAATTGGTTCGGCGACGGCAGTTTGGGCTATGTCCGCGTCACCAGCACTGCCGCGCAGCAATCGACGGACGGCGTGGTCTGGTCCGCCATTCCCGGCTGGACCCTGGCCGGGTCCGTGGTCACTGTGCCGTCCACCACGGACGGCGACATGGTTGTCCTCAACTGCAAGACGCTCGATGTCGCCGCCGGCATGACCCTGACCACGTCCTCCCGCTGCCGAGGCCTGCTGATCTACGTGCAGGGAAACTGCGTTTACAACGGCACCGGAGCCATGACCGCGCGCGGCCCCCACGCCAACCCAGCCGATTCCGGCGTGACGGTCAACACGCCCGTGGCCCCCAGTGACGGGCACGCCGTCCCGGCCGATGGCATCACCATCCGGCGTTTCGCCTCCGGGTACACGGACAGCGACACAGACGATGACCTTATGTGGGGCTGCGGATTGGCCGCCGTCACCGCCGAGGCGCATCAACCCAAGGTGCGAAAAGGGATCGTGATCCGCATCCCGCGCATCGGCGGGGCCGGTGTGGCAGCCAGCACCGCGCACCCAGGGCCGGTTGGCGGTACGCTCACCAATGCCCCCGGCGGTGGCGGGCGCGGCTCCGGCTCGGCAGGTACGGCGGGCGCAAGTACTGCGGCGACCTGCTTCTCCGGTGGCGTGTCCAGCGGCGGCGCGTCCGGCGTGGGCTCCCTGTCCTCTGACGCCGCCGCGTATGGAGGTGCGGCGTCAGCAGGCAACACGGTGGGGGGCACAGCGTACAACGGTGCCGGTGGCGGCGCGGGCAACCCCGCAGGCGCGCCATCAACTGGCGGTGTGGCCGGCGTGGATGGCGCTGGCGGTCTGCTCATCCTTGTCGTCGGCGGCAATCTCATCATCGCCGGGGCGCTGATATCCGCTGGCTCCAACGGCGGCAATGGCGGGGCCGGAGGCTGCGGCGGCGGGGGCAGCGGCGCTGGGGCCATCGTCGTTCTCTACGCCGGCACGCTCACCCAGACCGGAACTATTAACGCACCCGGCGGCACGGGCGGCACGGCCCAGAGCGGCTACAACGGCGGCGCGGGCGGCGCTGGAACAGTGCTCGGCCCCTACAAAATCGACCCGGCCTAGCCGGAGGGAGGACATATGGGCTACATCATCCTGCACAATCGCCAGTCGGAGGCCTCGCGCGCCTTTGTGGCCAGCCTGCCCGAGGGCGGGCACACCATCATCGAGTGGTACACGGACGTCGAGGCCGTGGCCGACTATCAGGCCGCCCACCCCGGGCTGTATCCGTCCGACTTCCCCTCGGTGGTCATCCATATCCCCGAACGCGAGGTGGCCGAGTACGTGGGCCCTGGCGGCGACATCGTGCCGGCCCACATCGAACCAGCGCATTGCGAGCTGGTGCGCTGCCCGGCCGACCTGGCCGAGGTGGAGGCC